AAATCTAGAGTACGGAACCCCTAACACTCAACCAACCGCTGCTATCCGTCGTTTTGCTAATAGACCAGAAACTGCAGAAAGTTTCTTGTTGAAGAGAGCAAAAGGATTGTTAGGTGGTGCAGTATGACCGTAGGAGCATTGTTCTTAGCAGAAGACAAAGCCCTTAGAGACTTGCTCAAAGGCATTACTGTCTTTGACCAGAAAGCAAACGAAGAAGCAACTCCACGTCCTGTAGGAGTTTGGTTTGGTATGCCTGACCAAGAACTACGCGACCAGAACTACCCATACATCACCATTGACATGATTGATGTTCTAGAAGACCGTGCTCGTGCTATGCGAGGCGTACTTGATGGAACAAGAGAAAGTGCGTATCTACGTCCTACTTCTGTTCCAAGTAATAAAGGGTTTAAAGTTGATATGCCAATTCCAATTAATATCGACTATCAAATTACGATTTATGCTCGTAATCCACGACACGACCGACAGATTTTGAGCGAACTCTTGTTTACAAGACTCCCGCTCAGGTTTGGCTCCATCCTTCCTGAAGCCGATGACACAGTTCGTCGTCTTGATGTGTTGGATGTTGCTAAACGCGATACCGTTGAGGCATCTAAACGTCTCTTCGTTAACGCAATAACTGTGAGAGTTTCATCCGAAATCTCACAAGCAGCCCATAAAGAACTCTATAAGGTGCAGAAAATTAACAACACGGGGAGACCTCTTACCCCTCGCAGTAAGTATGCAGGTCTCGGTAGTTTCACAATTACGCAACAAACTGGACAAAACTAATTTAGTTAGGAGAAAAGAATGTCAGTATACAAACGCCCAGGTGTGTACCTGAGCGAACGGCTACTTGCTGCACCTATTACTGTTACAGGCAATGCAACAGCGGCGGGAGCAGTAGTTGGCACTTTTGCTAGTGGACCTACCACAGCAACACTTGTTAACACTTGGTATGAATTTACCAAGTACTTTGGAGGGTATAACGCCCTCTACCCAGCAACCTTTCAGGTTGCTGCGTTCTTCCAAAATGGAGGACGTGAACTTTATGTGAAGCGTATGCTTCCAGCAGATGCAGTTACTGCAGGTGTTACCATTACAAGAGCATCAGGAGTTGGAAACGTTATCAAAGTTGATGCTCGTGATAAAGGAACAGAGGGAAACAACCTTCGTGTTAAGTTATCCGCAGGAACTGCTGGTTCTGGTTACTATGACCTCGCTGTTTACAAAGAGGGAGTCACAGGAACCGCATCAGATATTACAAACGATGTTCTTCTAGAATCTTATGAGAATCTCGTTCTTACTCCAGTAACATCAAGCGATTATGCAGAGACTGTAGTCAATACACTCTCTGGTCACATCCGTGTAACCGTACTTGATGCAGTAAACGCTCCAGCAACAACCGTATTCCCATTAACTGGTGGAGCAAACGGTGGAACAATCGTTGAAGCAGACTTTAACGACAACTCAACTGGATACGTTGCAGAGTTCAACAAAATCGACAGACCATTGGTTGTTTTCTTCCCAGCACTTGATGTGCTTATGGGTGCTAACACTGCTGGTCTTATCTATGCAACAGCAATTCCTTGGGCAGCAGGAAGTGGAAAACACTTCGTTGTTGTAGAGACTCCAGCAGCCCGTACAGTTGCTCAAGCACTTCAAACCGCTGCTGCAATTTCTGGATATAGCCACTCTGCTGTGTATTACCCACACTACTTCATTACTGACCCAGTAGGTCGTGGTGCATCATCAATTCGTAAGATTGGACCTTCTGGTGCAATCGCTGGTATCTATCTAAACACCGATGCAACTACTGGTCCTTTTAAGGCTCCAGCAGGTATTGGTACTGTGGTACAAGGTGCTATCTCAACAGAAAAAACCTTTACACCTACAGAGTTAGATGACCTGAACGGAGCAACTGCTCCAGTAAACGCAATTCGTCAACTTCCAGGTGCAGGTATCTCAGTAATGGGTGCTCGTACTTTGAAGCAAGACGGTACAGCGAACAAGTATGTAAATATGCGTCGTTCGCTTATTTATCTTCGCAAAAAGTGCGAAGACTTAACACAGTTTGCACTATTTGAGAACAACGACGAAAAACTCTGGGAACGTATAAACGGAGTCCTAGTTTCGTTCTTAAATGAATACCGAAATCAAGGCGGTCTTCGTGGTGCATCACCAGCAGAGTCCTTCTTCGTGAAGTGCGATGCTGAAAACAACCCTGACAATCTGATTGCCCAAGGTGAAGTACACATTGAAGTTGGTGTTGCTCTACAGTACCCAGCCGAATTTGTTGTCATCACTCTAAGCCAGAAAACAGTAAACTAAGAAAGAAGGCATAAAATAAATGGCTGACATCGTCTATAAGAATCGGTCGACCCTTGTAACCGACCCGATTCGTAATTTTCGGTTTCTTGTCTCGTTTGCTGCAACCGATACAACAAAGACCGATATTGCAGTTGCAAAGGCAACTCTAGGTTTCACATCTGTATCAGGCTTGGCGGTAACAACAGACTCGATTCCTTATCGTGAAGGTGGCTTCAATACCACTGTTCACCAAATTCCTGGTCAAACCTCGTTCCAACCGATTACACTTCAAAATGGTGTTGTAATTGGAAAGAAAGAGAAGTGGAACTGGATGCGTAATATGTTCGCAACCGTCATGGGTGGTGCACAACGTGGACTTACCGATGGTTTCCGTTGCGATGTAACAATCAAGATTTTGGCACATCCAATTCCAAAACTTGATGCTGCAGCGAAGGCTGGAATAAATGACGTAGCAATGCAGTTTAAAGTTTATAACGCATGGCCTACAGCAGTTGCTTACTCTGACCTAAACGCTGGAGACAATTCATTGTTCGTAGAGCAAATGACTCTCGTTCATGAAGGTTTTGATTGCTCATGGGGTTCATTCTCAAGTGATGGTAAGACCTTCACAGCAGCCCCTGAAATTGGTACTACAGGCGGAAACTAACAAAGAATAGGAATACAAATTGACTACAAAAACAGACCAAACTGTTAAAGCGGCTGACAATCCCGAACTAGTTAACAGCATGATTGCTCAGGTTGTTGCCAACGATAAAGTTGAGCAAAAGCCAGTGACAATTATGCCTCCTTCTGACACTGTCGTGATTATTCCTGGCGGGTACGTAAGTCCCGCTGGGGAAATCATTAAAGAGGTCGAAGTTAGAGAACTAAACGGCAAAGATGAAGAGGCAATCTCTCGTTCTACTTCGGTAGGCAAAGCATTGCTTTCAATTCTTGACCGTGGTGTTGTTCGAATCGGAGACGAAAAAGCAACAGAAGAAATGCTTGATTCTCTCCTTGCTGGTGACAGAGACTTCTTAATGCTTGCTATTTACAGAGCAACTTTTGGAAACAAAGCAAATTTGCAAGGCATCTGTAACAAGTGTGCTGAGTTAAAAACGATTGAGATAGACATTGATAAAGACATAAAAGTTCGCCCAATGCTCAATCCAAAAGAACGCCGATTCAATGTTGACTGCAAGGTAGGCAAGTGCACGGTCGTTCTTCCAACAGGCCATACTCAAAAAGACCTTGTAAGCAATGTAGATAAAAGCGTTGCAGAGTTAACCACTATCTTGTTAGAAAACTGCGTCCTGACTATTGACGATACGGACGTAATAGGTAAAGCACAGGTTCAAAACCTTGGCATTACCGACCGTCGCAAGATTGCGGAACAAATTAATAAACGTAACTTTGGTCCACTATTTGAAGACGTAATAGGTAGTTGTCCCGACTGCGAAAGTGAGGTAAGTGTCCCAGCAAACCTGGGAACCTTATTTCGTTTCTAATACTACGGACTACTCAACGCTACTGGCTGAGTTCATGGCGTTATCTGACAGACATCCAGGTTGGACTCTTACTGAGATTAAAGAACTTTCGGTAAGAGAAAGACGTAACTGGATTGAAATTGCTAAAGAAGGCTATTAGGAGTTTACGTGGCAGGTGAGATTAACGAGTCGTTATCTAAGACCAATAAGGAATTAGATGACATCGTAAAAAAACTTGCTGGCATTGAAAAGTCGATTAAAACAATCGGCTCTGGTGCTGGCAAGGTTCCTGGTGCTGTCCGTGGAGCAACTAAGGGTGGCGGAGACCGTGGGCTAAGTTCTGGTTCTACCAGCATGATGCCACAAATGGAAAAAGTTTCATTTGGCGGAGACACCGTTGATAACGACATTGTTCGTCGTACTCAAGCCACCTATGACCGCCTTGGTTTAGGCAAATTTACAGTAAACGATAAAGCCTTAGGGTATGCACAAGCAGGTTTAAGTGCAGCAGCAGGAGTTGCTGCTGGCATGTACATGGGTGTTCCAAACATCCAGTCTGTTATGGCAAGTTCTGCCAATTACTATGGAGCATCGCTTCGTGCTAGTGGTCTGGGCTATCAACAAATAACCAACATGACCATGCAGGGTCTTGGTCGCCTTGGAATTACAGGAGAACAATCTCCTGCAGCAACTGCAGCCATTCTTGCCTCTCGTGGTGTAATGCCAGGAAGTGCACAGTACAGAACGCTTCTTGGTGAAATTGGCGGTGCTGCTCGTTACATGAATATGGCTAATGAAAACTCAGCACTAGGGTTATCTGGTCTTACACAAGGACCAATGAGTGCTCGTTTATACGCTGCAGGTATTAGCACATTCAACAACGACACTGGTCAGTTCAGAGGTGGAACCGAAGTGTTCCAACAACTATACGAACGTATGACTATGGGTCGTCCTCAAGCAAATCTGCAACAAACTATGAACTCAATTCAAGGCGGATTTATTAGACAAACTGCTGAAGATTTAGGAATGTCTGAAGACCAAAAACAAATGTTCTTCCAGTTCATGATTCAAAAGGCTGGTGGCAAAGAATCTGATTTTGCAAAATTAGGAGTTAGCGGAAACCCTCTTGAAGCACAGAAAAGAATAGTCCAGTCTGATGTAGAGACGTTAAACGCTTACGTAAAGCCAATGTTAGAAGGCATGAGTGGTGCTGCTACTGTTGTTGAAAACTTTAATACAATGTTGCAAGGAGCAGCAGATGAACTAGGAAAGTTTGCTGGATTTGTTGGGGGTCTTGGACAAAGCCGTGCTGGTTCTGGTCTTGGAGTTGCTGCAGGTTCTATTCTTGGTGGAATCAAAGACGTTGCACTTACAGCACTTGCTGGTAGAGCAATTCTTGGTAAAGGAGGACTTGCTACTGCTGGAAAGTTTATGTCAAAAGGAGCAGGTCGTTTTATTCCTGGCTTAGGTCTTGTGTTAGGTGGTGCTAGTGGTTTCTTTGATAGAAAAGATGGCAGTGGAATAAACAAAGCAGGACTTTTAACTTCTATTGGAGGAGGTGCTGCAACTGGAGCGGTAATTGGTGCACCTGCTTATGGAATTGGTGCTGTTCCTGGAGCACTTATTGGTGGAGTTGTTGGCGGAGCAACTTATATGGGTGGCTATCTTTTAGGTGGCGGTGGTTCTGGTGGCGGTAACCAAGTTCCAATGGGCGGTTCATTTGGAAGCGGGACTGTTGGCACTGGAGCAATTTCTCCAATTATGGGCGGTGCTGTTGGAACTCCTTACGGTGCTGAAGGAAAAATGTGGAAGGGCTCTCACACTGGTGATGACTACCCATGTGCAATTGGAACTCCAGTTGTTGCAGCATTAGACGGAGTTGTTTACAACGATAACCCTGGTCAGGCTTATGGAAAAACAGTACAGATTGACCACGGTAATGGCTATCAAACTCTTTATGGTCACCTTTCAGAGGTCTTAGTTCGTACTGGTGACAATGTTAAAAAAGGTCAGATAATTGGTAAGTCTGGTGACACTGGAAACGTAGATGGACCACACCTTCACTTTGAAGTACGTCGTGGAAAAAACAACCCAGTAAATCCAAAAGAACTTCTTAAGAACGATAACGTTTTAAGCCAACTGTTTAGTGGAACTGCTTTAGAAATTCAAACCTCAGGTCTTTCAAGTAAAGAAGTTAACCTTTCTTCGGTTTATGGTTCAGGAAGCACAGAGTCCTTAATTAAATCAGGTGGATTAGTAGGTCCTAACGGAACCTTCATGCCAGCAGACAAAGCAACTAAGTCTGGAACTTACAAGGCAATACTTGGAACTGGTAGTGAAAAAGAGTGGGCTACAGGTCTACTAAATAGACTTGGTGCTCCTGTTACAGAGAGTGCAATTGCTGCTCTTACTACATGGGCACGATTTGAAGGTGGACACTGGAAAAACAGTGCTAACTATAACCCTTTAAACACAACTTATAGTTTAAACAATGCCCCTAGCATGAACAGTGTTGGTGTTAAATCTTATGCTTCATGGGAAGACGGATATGCAGCAACGATTGGAACCCTTACTGGAAATCAAGCAGACCAACGTGGTTACACAGCAATTGTTAATGCGTTAAAGAGCGGTGCTTCAACTGACTCTATTCTTTCAGCAGTTAATAACTCTGCTTGGATGACTGGAAAAACTGGAGCAAATCCTTACAAGTTTCCACAAGGTGGTCCTTCAAGTCTTGGGGTAGCAACTCCTTCTATGTCTGGAAGTTCGTCTAGTGGAGCAACTGTAAATGTTTACGCTACTTTTCAAAAGGCTTCAGAAGCAGAAGCAATGCAACTGGTTCGTATAGTTAAGGCTGAACTTGAAAAAGACGCATCTATGAGAACGATGGGTAGAATGTAATGGCAGGTAGAATTCAAATTAATTACGATAAGGCTCTTACAGATTTTGCTTATGCTGAGTCTCAACGCAGAGCGTTTAAAAAAAGAAGCGAAACTCTTCAAAAGTCGTTGACCGATGCTACAAAACGATTGACTCTTGCTGAAAAGAACCTTAAATTGGCAAACGATGACATGGCTAGAAAGTTTGACATTTACCTAGCAGACCAATCCAATGCCACTAAACAATCAAACTGGAAACGTGCAGAAGAAAAAGCAAAGTCTTTAACTAACGAAAAAAATCAAGCAGCAAGAAACGTGTCGATACTTAAAAGTGAATCTTCTGCAGTAGGAACTGTTATTACTAAACTAACTGACATAACAGCCCAAACTTCTACCGTACTTCTTAATAAAAAGGAAAGGGCTTCAGCCGCTGGTGTAGTTAACCCTACTTCTAATGCAGGTCGATTACAAGACTATATTTACAATGCTCCTGCTGCAAAATCCGCTTACTTTACTAGTAACGGTATTCAAACTCGTTTGACTACTCACGGAAAACATTTACCTAGTTCTATTACAGACGCTTTAAAAGAAACTTTCACAGGCAAAGACGCAAATCGTGGCGTTATACAGATGTATAACCAAACAGCAAGGTTTTTAAAAAGTAAACTAAACTCTAAAGGAACTTTAGACACTAACTCTTACGGTTTTAGATTCCATTACAATCCTACCAGCGTTGTTTTGCAATACGGAGCGATGGACAGAAACTCTCCTGAATTAATGAGAGAAGACATGACTAATTTTAATCCAGTAACTCCACTTAACGTTGGCGGAATTAGTTTTGAACTTTATTTAAACAGAATTGAAGACTTAAGTTTTCTTCAAAAAGACGGGTCTATAACAATAAAAAACTCACAAACAGGCTCTTTACGTTCTGCTTTGCCATCTGGAGATTTGTACCCAGAAACAGTTTCTGCAGGTGAACTTGCTAAAATTTACAAAAAAGGAACCATGTATGACCTAGAGTATTTCTTTAGGTCTATACATGGTGGTATGAATGACGTAGATAGCGATTTTCGCGGAAGGAAAACTGCAGATATTGGGTGGATTGCTCGTGTTCCTGTAGAGGTTCATTTAGGCGATGGTTTGAGATATTTGGTGTCTATAAATAACATCAACGTTAATCACATTTTATTTAATGAACGAATGGTCCCTACCTTGTCCGTTGTAAGCGTTCAAGGCTCTCGTTTCTTTGATGCCATTGCTCCGAAAGGAAAGAAATCGTGATTTTTCTAGATAGTCGTTACGCAGATGGCAACATTTTTAAAGCCTACAACCCATTAAAAAAACAATACGACTTAACTGTAATGCGTCAATTTCCTGAACTTATTTCCGAGGTTGCTTTTTACGAATGGGTAGAAACTGACCGAATTGACATAGTTGCTAGTAGATTTTTTGGAGACTCAACGTATTGGTGGAAAATTATGGACTTTAATCCAGAAATTCAAAACCCAATGGAAATTGAGCCTGGAACAATTTTAAGGATTCCAAATGTTGCTTAATAACGTAGAAGAAGGAGTCCAATCACGGTTTAACACAACCTACACCGTTTCTTTTCCTGAATTTCCAAACTTTCCTCTGTCTCCGTCTCAAGTTGTCTTAAAACAAGAGGAAAGAAGCCATGACATTCTTATTCTTCGCTATACTCAACAAACGGATTTTTTTCATAAAGCATTAAAAACTGGAACTCCTGTTTCTGTTACTTGGAAAAATAACAACAAAGCAACAGGTAATTTTCAAGGATATGTAATGTCTTACAAAAGAACTCGTGCTGCACAAGTAAATCACGAGATTGAAATTCGCTGTATTGGGGCATCGTTACCTTTAAAAGACATCAAATCAAACCTTTGGATAAACAAAACAGCAGATGAGATTGTAAAAGACATTGCAAAAAAAACTAAACTTAAAGCAGTTACTACCCCCCATTCAACACGATTTAGTCAAATCTCTCAGTATGGTTTGTCATATTGGGAAATGCTTCAAGAACTAGCCTTTAAAGTTGGTTATTTTTGTTGGGAAGAAAATGCCACTATTTACTTTTTATCAGTAGACGAAACCATAAAACGTAACTTTGGTTCTATACCTTTATTAAGTTTTACTGAAGAGTTTATCCCTCCATTTTACTCTTGGACAGAAAGAACTTTAGATAAGTTTGAGCCAGTTCTCGGTGATTTAATTGAAAACTCAGACCAACCGCTTAGAGGTAAAAAGCATATAAGTGCTGTTGACCCTGTAAAACCAAGAACGTTTTATGCAACAGCAACCCCCAAAGGCAAGGTTAGAAAAAACCCCGCTCAAGTTCTTTTTGATGATAACTCTAGTCTTGATGTTGCTAACAGCAAACTTGTTGCTGAAAGTGCAACAAAAGCAAAAGCAGAAAGAGCAAGATTTTCAATACCTGCAACCTTTTTTGCTCAAGGTGACCCACGAATTAAACCTTATAACATGGTTGAAGTAGAGGGTGTAGACGAAGTTGTTGATGGGTATTGGATGGTTAGTTCAGTTACTCATACCTTTTCTAGGGACGGGGTTTATCATTCTGATGGAGTTGTTTTGTCCGACGGAAGAGGGAATAACGTTGAACAACAACCTAGAAACTCTGTAAACAAACCTGTTTTAAACTTGTCTAAAGTAGGAAAAGCGTCTATATCTCGTCCTAAACCAGCAAGATTAAACACTAAAACAAACACCTTTAATCAAACTAAAAGTGGCTACACCTTGTCATCAAAGAAATGGAAAGCATAATGGCAGAACGTGCAATCAGTTTACCTATGTCCTTAAGTCCTTACGGGACTATTCAAGCCACTCAATTACAGTCAAAAATTTGGGCCGACAGAGTTTTGTCTGCAATTGGGACCTTGCAGAGTGAAAGAGTGATGTTCCCAGAATATGGAACAACCATTTCGGCTGCTTTATTTAAAGGCACAGATTCAGCATTTCAGCAAATAGATGTTGAAATACAGGAAGCATTTATCAATTTACTGCCAAATCTTACTTATATTGAGTCTATAATTGAAGAAAACGTGGAAAACGGAACAATCGTGGTGGATATTGTTTACAGTTTGCCTAATAAGGAAGTTCAAAAAACTGCCGTAGCACTTACCGCTATTGGTGGAAAAAACCCACCAGCACAGGAGAACTTATAATGGCTGAAGACACACCAGTAACGGTTGATTACACAAACCGAGACTTTTTCGCGATTCGTGAAGAGTTAATTGCTCGCGTTAAAAAGAACATCCCTGAGTGGTCGGGTAATGACCAATCTGACTTTGGTCTAGCGTTAATTGAAGCCTTTGCTTACATGGGAGACATTGCTAGTTATTACATTGACCGTGTTGCTAACGAGCAGTTTATTGCAACCGCAACTCAACGCGATACTATTTTGGCTTTAGCAGAGACTTACGGTTACACCCCAACTGGTTATAAAAACGCAACATGCTTTATTACTTTCTATAACAACTCAGGAACTCAGATAGTCCTTCCTGCTGGTACTCGTGTTACTGGAGAAGTAATTGGAGAAACTTCTGTTCAAACCGTTACATTTTCAACCCTTGCAAATGCCACTGTTCCAGCAGCAGTAGGCAGTACACGGGGAGAGGTCTTAATTCTTAGTGAAGAGGGTGCTTACAACACTGTTGAAGCAGGAAGCATCTACGGAGTAGACCTTGGCGACTCTGATGGAACGGCTGACCAAACCTTTAACTTAGATGATGACCCAGTTGTTTCTGACAGTATTGAGGTTTACGTAGAAAGCGGAAACACCTTTAAAAAATGGACAAAAGTTCAACACCTAATTGACTTCGGTCCTAACGACGCTGTTTTTACAACGCGTTTTGATAAAGATAATAAAATATTTGTTTTATTTGGAGACGGTGTTTCAGGAGCCATCCCAACTATTCATGCAACAGTTAAAGCGGTCTATACTGCAGGTGGAGGGCTACTCGGCAATGTTTCTCAAAACACTATTGATACCTTAGCCTATATCCCAGGATTATCAGAATCTCAAATAACGGCAATTGCTGGAGTTATTGACGTTGCTAATACTTCTGTGGGAACTGGTGGTTCAGACCCAGAGTCTGATGATTCAATACGTAGAAATGCTCCGAAGTTCTTAAGAACATTAGGACGTGCAATAACCCTAGACGATTATGAAAACCTGGCTTTATCTGTAGATAACTGCGGTAAAGCAAAGGCTGTTTCTAGTGGCTACACCTCAGTAACTCTTTACATTGCACCAGAGCGTGATGACAACGACGGAGATGCAACACCAGGCTTATCTTCTGGTACTCCTACATCTGAATGGACAAGCATGAGAGACAGCGTTACGTCGTTTTTGGCTGATAGAACTCTTGCTGGGGTAACCGTTACTTATACACAGCCTACCTATGTTCCAGTAACTATGAACATTCAATACACACGCGACTCTGTTTATACACAAGCAGTTGCTGAAAATAATTTAAGGTCCGCAATAGTAAACAACTTTAGTTATAACTATGTTGAATTTGGAGAGTTAATTACTGCTCAAGATGTTGAGTTTGTTATTCAAAATATCCCTGGTATTACACGTGCAAAAATTCAGTTCTTATACAAAAGCGGTGGAACTCCAAGCCTTTCTCAAATTCAAGCCTTAAACAATGAAGTCCTTACATTTGCTGAACCAGATATCTTACTTGAGGCTATTTAATGCCGTTAAATATAAGCGACTCTATAAAGTTCTACGGAACTTATAGAGGCATTGTTGTAAATAACAAAGACCCAGAAGGACATAGAAGAATTAAAGTTCAAATACCTATGCTCAGTGATGGCATTACTACCAATTGGGCATGGCCTTTAGAAACGTCAAGTCTTAAAACTCAAGTTCCTGACGTTGGTGAAGGTGTCTGGATTGTTTTTGAGGGTGGAGACCCCGCTTATCCAGTATGGGCAGGTGTCTTTGGAAAACCCAAAAAAGGAAAACGTGTAAACGTAAAAGTTTTGTCAGACTCTGTTTCTTTAACAGGATTAACTCCATATTTTAAAACAGAAAGTACTGTAAATGGAACTACAGAAATTGACCTTATTGCTACCTTACTAGCCATGGCTGCTGCTTTAAAAGACCACCAAACACGCATTGTTGCTTTAGAATCTCAAATAACTCAAAAAGCAAGTATTAGCCATAGCCATCCATAATCATTACTACCCTGTTAAGCCCCTAAAACCCCTATTTACCAGAG